GTGGGTAGAAGAGGAAAACTTTCAGATGATGAAGTGCAAATAATTAAAAAGAAAATTACGGATGATCAAGCTTACGAAGTCTTCTTCAAAGATTGTTATTTGAGAAATTTAAGACCTGCAACAATTGAATATTATAAAAATGAGTTTAAAGCAGCTAGGAAAGTTATTGATAAGCAGTTAGTTGATTGGGAACAAGGAGATTTAGAGGAATTTATTTTCAGCAGCAAACAATTCATGAAAGTGACGAGCATAAATACTCGTTTAAGGGCTTTAAGGTCTTTCTACAATTACCTTGTAAAGTACAAGTTCATTCAAAACAGTCCAATGTCGAATATTAAATTACTTAGAGATAGACAGAAAGTAATTGAAACCTTAAGTGACAGGGATATTGAAAAGCTAATTAAAGTAATTAGAAAGAAACAATCGTTTGTTAGTTTTAGGGATGAAGTTATAATGCTTGTATTTTTAGACACTGGAGTACGGTTATCAGAGTTAGTTGGGATAGAAATACATGATGTATTAGACAACTCAATTATTATTAGAAACACTAAAAATTCATTTGAAAGAACTGTCTATTTATCGGAACTTACAGTTGAGCAACTAAGAAGATATATCAAAATCAGGGGACTAGTAGAAACTAAAAAATTATTTATCAACCAAGATAATGGGTATCTGAAGCCACATAGTATTCAAACAAGATTCACAAAGTATGGAAAGGATGCGGAAATTACGAAGCGTGTTAGTCCTCATACTTTTAGACATACCATGGCAAGAAGAATGATTGTAGCAGGTATTGATGCGTTTAGTCTAATGGCTATTTTAGGGCATCAGGACATTGCGATAACAAAAAAATATGTAAACTTGTGGGGGACTGATATAGAAAGGAAGCACAAACAATTCGGAGCTTTAAAAGGGTTAAGGTTATAGAAAGTGTACGAACGTGAGTTCGTATTATAAAATAATAAAAGAGATGGTATACGAGTTTGGCGGCTCTACCATCTCTACAATAAACACACAGAAGGTCGACCTCTGTTAAACATATTATTGCAGGTCTTCTTTGATGTGTCAAAGGGAGATAAGAATGAAGTTAATTTCGCTTTTAAGTGGAAAAGGATTTGTGATGTATAACAAAGAACTAGCTCATGAAGTATCTGTGAATGGGGCAATAATATTTGGCCAATTGTGCTCCAGTTATGAAAGTTTCGGAAATAAGAATATGTTAACAAACAAGAATGGTAAAGATTATTTTTTCTTAACTTCCGAAACGTTAGAAACTGAAACAGCACTGACTTACAAGCAACAACTAAAAGCAGCTAAAGAATTAGAAGATCATGGCTATATTGAAACAAGGGTAATGGGAATGCCTTCAAAAAAATTCTTTCATATCACGTCTAAAATTGAAAAAAAATTAGTAGGTATTCCTAGCTCTTCCAAAAGGGAAGACCTGAATAAACTTGTAACCATTGAATCAAACGTAATGAAGCAACTTCACAGCAATGACGAAAGGGAATACCTAGCATTACCCAAAGGGAACACCATGCCTGACCAAAAAGGAACCCTAAAAATAAATAATAAAAAAGAACAAGATAAAGATATTAATAATTTCAATTGTAATTACAAGGAAACTCTTACTCCTGATCAATTCAAAGTTTTATTAACCAACGCTTCTAATGAACTTTATACGAAATTTTCTATCGGAAGGTACTCAAAGAAGCAATGGAACACGCTTATAGAAAAATTCGTTAGTGATACAATTGAGAGCAGAAGATATTTAAATGTCCCAGTACATAAGATTAAAGGCTATGCTTATAAGTCACTTGAAATCATTATTAGTAACTCAAACTATAAGAACTCCTTAGAATTTGATGAGTATAGAGAACTGATGAACCAATTATCTAACAACCCAATTACTAGTAGTAAATTATTTAATTGGTTAGATAATTAGTGATACAATAAATGTATATATCTGGAGGGATATAATGAAGATTAATGAAGTGGCAGCTCTACTTGGTGTAACATCTTCAGCTCTAAAAAAGTATTATCTCCTATTTGAAAAGAATAATTATAAGTTTACTAGAACCAAGCAGGGACAACTTATTTTTTCTGATTATGAAATTGAGTTATTTAGAAAGCTAATCAATTTAAAGAATGAGCCAGGAAATACTGTGGAAAAGTCAGTAGAAATTTTACTGAATAAAGAGCCACAAAAGAACAAAGAGCTTGATTTAAAGCAGTTAATGATTCAACAAGGATTACAGCTAAATATCATTTTAGAAAGTATTAATGAAATGGATAATAAAATTAAGAAATTAAATAAAAAAGTAGATAAGCTTTAATAAGGAATTTGAGAAGGTTAAATAATGAGGCAATGGGATAACCAGGGATAGCCTTCAGAAGCCACAGGATAACCCAGAATACTAGGTAATATGTAAGATAATATGAATATATTATTTACCCAAATTTCCCCTTAAATAAAAGGAGATGAATAAGAAAATGTCGGCAGCGGAAATTCTAATTATTATTGAAAAAATGGATAATGAGGAAAAATGGAAGCTTTTAAACCTGTTGTACGATAAATATTACAATAAGTCATCGGATAAACCAAAATTACTTGAATTAGAATACTGATTCATCAAAAAAGTCACCCTTTATAAGGGTGACTTTATTCAGCTAATTGTTACATTATCTTCATAATTAAATTCTTTAATTAAATTATCTTCGTCACAAATTACAGTGATATAGTTTCCATTTGCTCTAAATTCAAATATTGTTTCATCCTCCTGAGCATACATATTAGTTAAGGTAATTTGATTTGGCTTAACGTTAACTCTTGTACTTATGTCTTTCAATAGGTTTTTGTAATTAATATTTCCAGCTTTTCTTGGAGTTCTATTAATATTTCCAGCTACATATGAAACAGACATAAGTATGCCAGCCTTTAATAAATCATAAGCTACACCTGATGCCACGCTATCTTTGATAAAAATTATAGCTTCTGAAAATTCTGCTCCTGCACCTGATTCAGTTCGCTGAGTATTATTCGAAATTATTTCATAAGGTATATTATTTTCTTTAAGCTGTTCAAACACATTAGTTTCATCAAGTTCTGAAGGTTTTTCTATTACATACATTGATCCATAACCGCTAACTTTATATAATGACATATTTTCGTTCAGTGTCGATGTGTTTACTTTGTGAGTAGATATAAACTTATCTAATTCATTGTAAATTTCCGAAGGGATATTTTTCTCTTTTTCTCCATTAAAATAAGGATATAGCAGTTTAATAACCAAATAAATATTGTAATGATTTTCAGTTAAATCATAAGTAATCCAATCACCTTTTATCCTTAGAAGGTGATGAAATAGATCTTCTATCTCCTGTTGGGTAATTGTATCGCTACAAAAATTAACATCTTTAAGCATTTCGACTTCCGTTAATTGTTCATTTGTATCAAATTCAATATGCTCAGCTAAAAGTGTAATATATATTCGTTTCATGATTAACCCCCTTCAGTTTATTTCATCAGCTTTATTGATTTCTTTGACAGAAATTTCTTTTATGAAGTGGTCTTGATCACTTGTGACAGTAATAATGGACCTGTTACTCAAAAACTCAAAGATACACGCTTCATTATCTTTGTACATATATCTAAGCCCTAATTCATTAGGATTTATGTTAATCATTTCTCCAACATTTTCTAGCATTTGCTTGTAGTTTAACATTTCAATATTTCGGTTTTCAATAAGATCGTAATTGTACGATTTCGGTTCAATTTTTTTAATCTTAGATTTTAATTTATCCCAAGTATACCCTGAGGCGGCAGAATTCAATATAAATACTATTATTTCTGAAAAGATATCGGAAGAACCCTTCTCCATTCTTCTAGCGTTTCTAGAGACGACTTCATATTCTAATTTCAATTTCCTTAATTCATTAAAAACTATATTTTCCTCAAAGTCATACAAATCTCTTATTCTCAATAAGAGTCCTTCTTCTCCTTTATGCTCGGCGAATTCAACAAAAGAATTATTTGTTGATTGATTAATATTTTCTTTATAATTAAAATTGTTTACGACTTTAAGTATTTTTATTAGTTGGTCATCAATTTCCACTTTAGGAAACGAGAGTAATAAACTTATGCTAGCGTAAACTACATTCATAGACTCATTGATTTCGTATTTCAAACCATCAAGTTTGATTGCAATTATCTGATTAAATAGCTCTTCTAAATCGCTTTTACTAAAGAATTCTGAATCGAAATTTTTTTGAAGAATAATCTCTTGATTAATTAGTTTATTTTTCTCAAAATCGTAATAATCTCCGAATAGGTTAAAATGTATTTTTTTCATAAATTTACCTCCCTATTAATTACATTCTAGTATAAACTGCAATAATTAACTTTATTTTTACAAAAAAAATTATATTTTGCTTTACGTTTTAAATAAGGTTGATATAAATGACTCCGAAAGATAAAAACAAATCGGAGGGACTTAATATGATACAAACTGAATTAAATCAATTACAAAATAATGTGGTAGTTATCGGCACTCTAAAAACAAAAGAATTGGAACTGAAAACAAGTAAGGCAAACAAGAACTTCATATCTGGCAAGCTTGTTGTTCAATCAATGATTGATGGGAATATTCATGAAATTTTAATTGAAGTATTTGTAATGAGCTCATCTAAGTTATTCAAAGGAATTGAAACAGTAAAAGATGAGTTTAAAACTATTGATCAAGATGGAATTGAAAATGCAAACAGAATAAAAGTAACTGGTACACTTAAATTAAATGAATTTATTAATAATCAAGGAAATCTAATTCAATATAATGAAATCAGAGGAAATATATTTAATCGACTTGATTTAAATGATGATACTCCGGATAAAGCAGTTGCTTCAATTGAAACTGTAGTCGATTCATTTGTTGGAGAACTTGACAAGGAGCAGCTTCCTACTGGGCATTACAATGTTAACGGTTTTACTATTGGATGGAGGGGGGAAGTAATTGAGCTGAAAAATACGTTTATTTGTGCAGAAATTGCTCAAGCTTTCATGAATCTATATCAACCTGGTTCAACTGGTCTCTTGTCATTCCAAATACATAGGTTTGCTGAAGAAGATCTAACAGATGTTAAAATTCAACCTACTGGTTTTGGTACTAAAGTAGAAGTTGAAGGAACTAATGGACCCAATAAAAAATATGTTAGGAAGATTGAAATTATTGGAGGAGATCTACCATATCTCGGCACTAAAGAGTTGAGCCCGGAACAAATTGCATTTGCTAAACAATCAAGAGCTCTAAAAATTCAAGAACTGTTGAAAAAGGAAAGTGCACCAACTATTCCAACAGTTCAAGCATTTGGTAAAGGAATTCAATCACATGGAGAAGATAAAAGTGCAATGCCAACCACTCCAACCTCTCCTATGGATATGCCAATTTTCTAAGGTATACAAATAAATGTCATCGAAAAAGCTTAACATTAATTGTTAAGCTTTTTTTTATTAGTGCTGCATTTAGTAGTATTTTTTTTGAAATTAAAAGTAGTACATTAATTTTCATAACTAGTATAACTTTTGAAATAAACTAGTATACGGATTGTACTCTAATTATCTTTATATAAATTAACTTAATAAAATATCTTTATTCTTGCAGAAAGAAAACTTTCTGCAATGAAGAATATAAAAAATTGTTCAGAGCAGTTTACGTTTTATACACATCAGATATAAATGTATTGTGATTTAATTCGCATAACAATTATTGGAGGATGTTACAAATGGATGAAACAGTAGAGAAGAAATCAAGTTATTTCGAAGTTTACTATGAGTTATTTGCTAATGAAAAAACTAAGTCACTCAATTCAAATGGTATTGTTCTTTATAGCATGATGGCAAATCAAATAGGCCTTTCAAAGCGGCCTGAAAATATTAAGAAGTACACAGATGGTAATGGTCAGGTTTTTATTTTATTTACAGAATTTCAGGCTGCACAGAAATTAAATATTAGTAAGGGCACATTCTTTAAATTAAAAAAAGAGTTAAAAAAAATTGGCTTGATTGACTACCAAGAACAAGTCGATAAGAAAAATGGTATCAGTACTCCAATATATGTTACTCCTTTTGAGCATTGGAAAAAGAAAGAATTACATAGGACAAAGATTGAAGATGAAATGCCGGATTTTATTTGAGACAAACTTAAGCGAGAATATAAAAAATACTGGAGGTTAAATAATGAAAGCTAGAATAATACATGACAAAAATGGTTTGTACAAAGCAGTATTCCTCATTGATGGAGATAAAAGAAAATTAATCTATACAAACGATAGAAAAGATTTGGACCGTAGAGAAATCTTTACAAAGATCGAAGGGGCAGGATACGAAATTGAATGGATGCAGGATGATAGCGTTTTTGGAAATGATAAATGGGGAGATTATTTCACAAAAGTGCCAATGCGATACGAAAAATCGTATAGGATTTGGTAGTCGTACAGTATCTTCTACTAATGTATATATATAATACAGTGAGTTGTTGCACTATAGTGCAATTTTCCTGAACTATTAATTATGCGAGGGACAAGTATAACACTATATTTAGAATTGAGGCGACCAAATTTATGGTTGTCTTTTTTCTTATGCGCAACATTTTTCGCACATAATATACTTCATGAAAAATGATAGCTGATAATTTCAGCTTACAGAAAATGAAAGGGTGAAGAGCACATGAAACAATTTGAACTTAGAGTTAAACAAGTAGAATTACGCTCAAATAAGAACGGCCACATGGTTGTGAGTGGTTATGTTAATAAAACTGAATCTTTTTCAGAAGTTATGGGCGTCACAAAAAGATTCATAGAAAAAATCTCACGTGGAGCTTTTTCAAGAGCAATTCAAAATGCTTCTAGAGACATTGATTTTCTCGCAGAGCATAACCACAAGCAAATTCTAGCATCTACTAGAAATGGTTCTTTGACGCTTACTGAGGATTCAAATGGTTTATTCATGACAGCAGAGATTGTTCCTACTACTTATGGAAAAGATTATTTTTCTTTGATTGAATCACAAATTTTAAAAAATCTCTCATTTGGTTTCCGAACTATTAAAGATTCTTGGAAATCTACAGCATCAGGCATATACGAAAGAACAATTTCAGAACTGGAGCTATTTGAAGTTTCAGTAGTTCGAGATCCTGCATACAGTCAATCAACTATCTCAGCTCGTGGAATTAATTTAGTTACCGAAGTTGATATTCCGGTATCAGCAATAAAAAACAAGGAGCAAAACAATATGAAAACAGTACACACTTATGGTCAAGCAAATAAAAATGAAAAACGAAAATTTGAAGTAGAACAATTTAAAGAATATGTAGAAGAACGTAATCTACAAGGTTCACAACAGAGCGCTGCTGTAATGGGTGAGCAAGTTTATAATGGCGTAGTTAAAAAATGGAAGAAATCTCCCCAATCTTTGGTCGAGCTCGTAAATTTCCTTCTGTAAATGGAACTTTAAAAATTCCGCGTGAATCTGCATTAGCTGATGAAGCTGGTTTTGTGGGTGAAGGTAATTCTGTTAGCGAATTAGAAATTGGACTAGAAGAAATTACTCTAAATCAAAAACGTGTTGGAGCAGCACTTCGTCTATCAAATCAATTAATTCATGATGCAGCTGTTGATACAGTTGGTTATGTTCAAGAAATGCTTGCGCGTAAAACAGTAGCAGCAGTTGAAAAATCAATGTTGACTGGTAATGCAGAGGAAGAATTCCGTGGAATCGTTCACGATGTTACAGTACCTAATTTTCATTTAGAAGCAGCAGCTACAGACTTACAAAAATTAGATAAATTACTAGAACTATATCTGTCAATACATCCTGCTTATCATGGTGAAGCTTGTTATATAATGAGCCGTACATTTTACAATGAAATTTCAAAGATGAAAGACAAAAATGGAAACTTCTACATCCAAAACGGCACAGCTAATGGAAAACCGACTAAAACTTTGTTTGGTGCGGAAGTATTGGTCAGTCAAAACTTAGAATATGGAACAGTACCATGTGTCTTCGGAAATATCGAACAATCATATGCAATTATGGTTAAACAAGGTCCAAAACTTCAGAAGGTTGTCGATACTGACAATGCTCTGAAAGGTTTAACTGGATTTGTTTATGATTCATATCTAGATGGACAAGTTTACAATCCTCAAGCTATTGCTAAGTTAACTACTGTTTAGCTTACTAAATTTCTACAAATTTAGAAGCCGTTTATTCGGCTTCTTTAATCTTTACCAATAATATATAGAAAGGATCATTTATATGAAATGTAAGATTGAAAGTTTAGAAGTGGTAAGAGAAGACATTGGAGAGAAAATTTTTAGATCTTCATTAGCTAATATTATAATCAAACATTATGTTGAAGTACTTGAAGCAAGAAATCTGAAAATCAATAGACGAACAATGCTATCTATAGTCAACTTTATACTATCAGCTCATGGAGCGAGTGATATCAGTTACAGCTATGTGAAGAAGTTAGGATTCTGAGATTGAGTTTTGAAAGAAGTATCGCCTACCTTTTATTTGAAAAAAGCTTAATCGTACTAAAATTACGTGGTCCTGGAACGTTTTTTCACAGTACCAATTGACCCAAACCCCGTGAAGCTAGTCCAAGATGCTGTACAAAATAAAAAGGCCCTTCAAAAAATTTCACGAAGGTACCAAAACGTTTTTTTAGCTTCTTATTCTAAAGACTCGAAATACTTTTTTCTCATTTCAGCACGTTCTCTTCTTTCATCATCTTGTTTCTCAAGCTCTGCATCATATACATTCATGTAAGCTGTATGAACGATAAACGCTAACATGAAAAAGCAGAAAAGAAACAGAAGCAAAGTGCTCCTAGTCGTTTTATCTTTTAACTTCTGCATCATACCACCCATTTCCTCCAGGACTCATGTTATAGAAGTTTGGATCTTTAACAGCATTGAAAGTATCAATGTACATCTTCTCAAGTTCGTTCAATTGATCCGGGGTATATGCCCAAGCAATTTCTTCTCTTGAAAAATTCTCCGAACCAAATTCTTCAATAGCTGCTTTAAGCTCAGTTCCACTCCCAAGATATTTGCCGTCATTTCTTGAATGCTTTCCAACATACTTCATTCCATTTATAAGATTCGTAGTTAGATAGATGAATCCGAATCTGTTTTCGAAATCAATCTCAACCTTGTCCGAAAGCTTTCTCTTTTTTCCAAGCTTAGCTTCGATATCTTTCCACTTCCCATTTGAAATAAGAACGTCTTTAAAAAAATCAAACAAACTAACATGAGTTCTAGCCATATCGTTTCCATGATGTTGGTCTGTATGTTCAACACTTGAAAACTTAAACTTTGTTCCTTCATGGGGATTCCTCACTGTAACGCTAATTGAATTGTTGGTTCTTTGAAAAATGTTCAATTTGAGATCACTTAAAGTTTTTTCTGATTTTCTAGGCATTTTCTATTCCTCCGTTACTGGAACCATGGAACCGAAGCTCATATAGTTGCCTTGAAATTTCGTATAAAATAGCAAACTCTATTTCTACATTTGAATAATAAACTATCATTAGTATACAAGCTAAGAGACAATCATGACTAACATTTAATTCAAAAATGTAGTAAAATTTAACTATAAATAAGTTATTGGTTGAACGGAGGAAATATCTTTGGCAATGTTGAGTTGGAACGAAATAAGAGATAGAGCAATACGTTTTTCAATAGAATGGAAAGACGAAACAAGTGAAAATGCAGAAGCAAAAACTTTCTGGAACGAATTCTTTAATGTTTTTGGTATATCTAGAAGACGAGTTGCAACTTTTGAAGAAAAAGTAAAAGTGTTAGATGGTCGTGATGGATTTATAGATTTATTATGGAAGGGTGTCTTGTTAGTTGAGCATAAGTCTAGAGGAAGAAATTTAGAACGAGCATATAAACAAGCTAAAGATTATTTTCCTGGATTAAAGGAAGCAGAACTTCCAAAGTATATTTTAGTATCTGATTTTGAAAATTTTGCTTTATATGATCTGGAAGAAGATTTAAAACGATCCTTTACTATAGAGCAACTCCCTCAAAATATTGAGTTGTTTGGTTTTATTGCTGGTTATCAAAAGCAGGAATACAAAGAGCAAGATCCGGTAAACATTAAGGCTGCTGAAAAAATGGCTAAGCTACATGACCAATTAAAAGAAATAGGTTATTCAGGACATGATTTAGAGGTGTACTTAGTTAGGCTTTTGTTTTGTTTATTTGCAGATGACACAGGTATATTCGAAAAAAATATCTTTCGAGATTATATCGAGCATAATACTAAAAAAGATGGAAGTGATTTAGCGTATTATTTGGATGCTGTCTTTGATACGTTAAATAAACCTAAAGAAAATCGTTTAAGAACTTTAAGTGAATCATTAAATCAGTTTCCTTATGTAAATGGAAAGCTATTTGAAGAAAGATTGGCTCCGGCTGCTTTTAATACAGAAATGCGTGATTTATTTATTGAATGTTGTGCACTAGATTGGGGGAAAATTTCTCCAGCGATATTTGGTTCGATGTTTCAGAGTGTAATGAATCCCGAAGAGAGAAGAGAATTAGGGGCCCATTATACTTCTGAAAACAATATATTAAAAGTGATAAAGCCCCTCTTTTTAGATAGCTTAAGACTAGAGTTTGAATCCGCAAAGGGAAACAAAAGAAAACTTGAACAATTGCATTCGAAGTTAGCTGAGCTGAAATTTATGGATCCTGCTTGTGGATGCGGCAATTTTTTAATTATTGCATATAGAGAGTTGAGATTGCTTGAAATTGATATTTTGAAAGAATTAACTAAAGGACAGTTTCAAAGGATAGCTTTTCTAGATCATCTATTAAAAGTTGATGTGGATCAATTTTATGGTATAGAAATAGATGAGTTTCCTGCTCAAATCGCTCAAGTAGCTCTATGGCTTACTGATCATCAAATGAATATGGTCGCAAGTTACGAGTTTGGTGAATACTTTGTACGGTTACCGTTAAGGAAAAAGGCAAACATAACACATGGTAACGCTCTTGAAATAAATTGGCATACTGTTATTAGAAATAACGAGTTAAACTACATACTGGGCAATCCTCCTTTTGTAGGAAATAGCCTTATGACTGATAAACAAAAAAATGACCTGGCACTCGTTACTAAAGAAATGAAAGTAGTAGGTCATCTTGATTTTGTAGCAGGTTGGTATATTAAAGCCGCCAATTATATTAAAGATACAAATATTTCTGTGGGCCTTGTTTCCACTAATTCTGTTGTTCAAGGTGAACAAGCTATTAATTTATGGGGGCATTTAATAAATAAGCTAGGTGTAGAAATCCATTTTGCTCACCAAACGTTTAATTGGAAAAACGAAGCTAAAGGAAGAGCAGCTGTCTTTTGTGTAATTATTGGCTTTAGTAACCAAAAAGGTCTACCTAAAAATTTATATTCATATCCAGACATTAACGGGGATCCAACCACAAGTAATGTTAGACAAATAAATCAATACTTGTTAGACGCACCAACAATATTTATAAAGGCACGGAAGAAACCCTTAAGTAATGTTCCATCAATGATTTGGGGAAGTAAACCTACAGATGGTGGTTTTTTTATATTTACAGAAGTAGAAATGGAAGAATTTATCATGAGGGAACCTCAAGCCAAGAAGTATTTTCGACCTTGGGTTGGAGCTCAGGAGCTAACTAATGGTTTTCAGCGTTATTGCTTATATTTAGCGGATTGCCCGCCTAGTGAATTACGTAAAATGCCACTATCTTTAGAAAGGGTTGATAGTGTTAAGAAATTTCGTTTAGAAAGTAAAGCTCCTTCTACAAGACAGTGGGCGGATTACCCGACACGTTTAAGACAGGATAAAGCAGTTGATAGTGATATATTAATTATTCCTGCGGTTAGTTCAGAGAGACGTAAAATAATACCAATGGGTTACTATGAACCTCCTACAATTTGTACTAATGCGGCGTTTCAAGTAATAGAAGCATCATTATATTTATTTGGGATTCTAAATTCTGCCATGCACATGGCTTGGATGAAAACTATTTGTGGAAGATTGAAAAGCGATTACCGTTATTCAAATACCCTAGTATATAATAACTTTGTTTTTCCTGAATCTAATGAGAAAGACGTAAAAACTATTGAAAATCTATCTAATGATATACTTACAATTCGTGAAAAATACTTTAGCACTGGTAGTACCTTAGCTGATTTGTATGATCCTGTTGTAATGCCAGGAGACCTTCTAAAAGCACATCAGAGATTAGATAAAGCTGTTGAAAAAGCATATGGAAAAAAATTTAAAACTGATATTGATCGAGTAACATATCTATTTGAGTTGTATGTGAGTAAAATTGCAAAATAAAAAAATACTTTTGTGATTTAATTGTAAATTAGTAGGTATATTTACCTCCTTTGGAGAACTTGAGTTAGAAAGGAGGTAAATATATATGCAAATTCGGTGTGGCGAATGTAAAAAAGCTCTATCTTTAGCTGACGAGGTAGTAATGAATCAAATGAATTGTCTTACACATAAGGAGTGTTACTTACATGCTCCATCATTTGTGATTGATGCTGGTACATATAAATACATGATTGAAAAGTATTGGTTCTTTCAATTGCAAAATCACTAAAAATTGAAGTTGTATTCTAAATCTAAGAGAGGAACCCTCCCTAATATATGATATTGTTATATTATGGAAAAACATAGAGGGTTATTATGAAACTAACTAATAAATATTCATTGATCGGCCTCAGCATTGGTATTGGAGCAGCATTATCTGTATCACAATTGCTCCCTAAATATGTAGAAGGAGAAGAAAGAATTCGTCCGGTCAAAGTAGAAAAAGTTAAGGAACAAAAATCTGAAGCTCAAGTAATTGAGATCCAAGTCTTTTCTGAAAAGGAAATTGAAGAACGAGAAGAACGAAAAGAAAGACGTTTGAAGCATCTTCAACCGGGAATCTATAAAGTTGGAGAAAATGAAATCGTTCCTGGAAAGTGGCAGCTTGTTGCAGTTGATCAAAAAAGAGACGGACAGATTCAGATCTTTGATGAAGGAGAAGAACATATTCAAAGCAATGCAAGATGGTCAAAATTGTTCGGTTCTTTTGAAAAAGAACCTGAATACGATTGGGAAAACATTCATTTGTTTGAAGATGAAGTAATTGTAGTAGACACTGAAATTGGTATGCTGCTTTTAGAGTGAAATGACAGATTTACGGCATTGAAAACGAAAAATTATATCTGTTCTATTTGAGGTGTAATACTTGAATTACATATTAAAAACAAGCGAATTGAATAACGCTATTGATTACTTAGAAAAAGCCGCTTTTTATTTTAACAAAAGAGATAACGATTATTGGTTTAAGTGGTTGGTTATTTCACTATATGGGGCTCTTTACGGATTTGGTGTATGCGCTATTAAAGGTATAAATACTGAAACAGTTCTTGAAAAAAAAATAGGAACAAAGAAATTTAATCAAAAAAAGAAAGAAACAATCGAATTTTACAAAAGCATGGGGTTTGATATTGAGCTTGATTCAAAGCTATTAGATAGCACAGTAGAGTATAACTTGAGTCCCTTATTAAGTATTAGAGCTATATTAGATCACTGTCAAAATGAATCCTTCATGGATCAAAAATTAAATAGTAAAGTTTTAAACGTTAGTGAGCAACAAAAAGTTGCTATTGATAAGTTGATTTTATATAGAAATGAGTTTGCACATTTTAAACCAAGGTTAGTATTCGTAATTTCAGAAGGTGAAGAAGTAATAATAAAAGAAATAGTTGATATAATTAAATTTCTCTGTTTGGAATCTGGAAATATTAATTTTTTTGATGATGGTAATTTGGAGAAAGTAAAGTATCTTATTAGTCAATTTCATTTTAATAAGTAGCAAAAAGTATCCTATCAAAAATGGGTACTTTTTCCTAAACCCTTAATCTATTGCCACTATCTTTATTTACAGTATTAAGGGAATTTTGTAGCAGTAAAATAAAATTTGTATTTTATTTTACATTTTTTGATCTCTTGATATAAAGATGGGGGAGGGATTAAATTGGTGCCAACAAAAGAAGAACTAGTTATACATTTGAAAGATAAGATGACAAATAAAGATATAGGTAAGGTATATTCTATTTCATTTCAGAAGGTAATCCAACTTACTAAGAAGTATGAGCTGGACCAAAATCAGTTAAGAAAAGTAAATAAGCTAATAGTATATATGCACATTTTTAATGGTAAGGTTGTATATGTTGGAAGTGGTTTATGGTACAGATGTAGGCGATATACCAATAGAAGAAATAAAGAACATAAACAGCTTATGAAAGATGGAAAGATAGAATACAAAATTATTGCAGAGTTTGACGAAGAAGAAGCTGCGAGAAATTTAGAACAAAAACTAATTAAGAAGTATAAGAGCAAAGGTGAAGCTCCTTTTAATAAACAACATAAATAAGCTTGACTGAGCTTGCTATCAAAGGCATAATTATCTGTAATCGTATTCATAAAAATTGTTTGAATCTCAACAAACCTACGATAAGATTGATTTTCTATAGAAGCTATTCTAGATTGGGACTCAAAATCGTGTTCCTCTGGAGTGTCGGTTCGACCCCGACCACCGGTATCTATAACTTACGAAAACGAGTAAAGTCAATGCTTTTAGCAATCAAAGCATTGGCTTTTTTTTGTTTTATCTGAACGCCAATCGTGTTGACAAAATCCTTACTCAATCATATAAATTCAACCCCAAGTACCCCCGCCCACCCCCCTGCATATAATGCTTTCATATGCGCTGAAAGGGTGGAGAAGAATGTATTATTATCCGAATTATTGGTATCCAAATCCTTATTATCCTCAAGTTCATGCACCGATGAACAATTACTACAGAGAACCGGCCTATTGGAGTTATCCGGGCAGCTATCCTTATGAAATGAGTGAGTACAGACTGTCGTTAAAAGATTATGGAGCAGAGCCGTTTGTTATTAATATTAATGAAGCGACGCTGCAGAATAATACTTTCCGGACGGCCTTATGGACAGGAACTCATCTGCAGCTTACGTTGATGAGCATTAATCCGGGCGAAGATATCGGGTTGGAGATGCATCCTGATGTTGATCAATTCCTGCGGGTTGAAGAGGGGCAAGGGATTGTTCAAATGGGCAAGAGCAAGGACCAATTGCCTTTCATGAGAAACGTCTATGATGATTCGGCGATATTCATACCGGCAGGAACGTGGCACAATGTCACCAATACAGGAAAATCTCCGCTGAAACTTTACTCGATTTATGCTCCTCCGAACCATCCGTTTGGTACGGTTCATGAGACTAAAGCGGATGCAGAGGCTGCTGAAAAAAGCCACGGCCATAACGGCGGAGAAACCGTTATTGATGGCAAGACTCCGGATGAATGGGTAAAACACACGGAGTTTTTGGTGAAGGAAGGGCTGGAGGATGTGCAAAGAGGAATCAATGCGGTTCACATTCTTCAGGAGTTTATTTTGATGGGTGTGCTTGTAGGGAAGGGATACACTCCTGAGAAGGCATATGAAACAGTGGAAGAGTGGGAGCGTACGGGAGAGTCCAAGCTTCTGCAGCAGAGCAAAAAATTAGGGGGGCAAAGCGTATAG